CAGTAGCAGAAAGGTTACCCATCGGGCGCAGACCAAAAGGCTTATTTGTATTTGCCATTTGAAGCTCCTAAAAGGTTGTGAGGTCTTAACGACCTCCGAAAGTAGTGCGAGAAGAGCGTTGTGCCTTCTCAATACGCATGGTTGAATGAGCGTTTTCGCGCATCATTTCGTTGTCTACTGAATGAATTTGATCCTGTGCCTTACGATTGTAGTGAGCATTGCGTTCGGCCAGAGTTTCATCAGGAATACGCGCAAGCAACAGGCCACCAACACCGACAACACCAGCATGCTTACCATCTTCAATGGTAGGCAGAGTGTTGCGATATTCTTCCGGTAGTTCTTCGTCGCGAACGAGCTCATAACCCTCTCGCATCCTACCGTAGATGTGCTGCTTGTCACTAAACCCATTGATCTCGGCACGAATCCAGCGATGCTGAAAACCGGTAGGGGCAGGGGGCGCATCCAAACGTGAAGGAGGAGCCCAAGGCTTGCGACGCGCTTCTTTTTCACGAGTGGAACGAGTAGCGCGGTCGATAGTAAGTTTTTCTTGGCTCATTTGTTACTCCTTAACGTATTTGGCATATTCCTCAAGAGGAACGCCCAGTTTCTTTGCAATAGCAACCTGACTCGGCGATAGCCGGACAGAACGGCGTGCACTATTCACCCCAGAACTACGAGATGCAGGAGCAACGGCGGGCACGTTCGACCGTTGTCTCTGTGAATTTTGAGCAGGCGCAAACTTTGTTGGAAAGTCTGTTCTAAGCCTGTTATCTAATTCAGTATAGTACTCGTCAGAATTTGGGTCAATACCCTCTTCGTCAACGAGTGTCTGATGTAAACCCCATGCAGCATAAGTCATGGTTCGGTCTTTGCCAAACCATGGATTCTGCTCTGCCCACTCTTCCGCGCGGGGGCTAGGAGTAGGGCGTGCTGGTTGTTGCTGTTGCGCCGCATATTGCTGCTGCTGCGCCTGATATTGTTGCTGTTGCGCCTGATATTGCTGTGCTTGAACCGTATCTTGCAACTTGCGCTGCTCATACGTAAGTTCCGACAGCTTTTCTTGCGCTTCTGTTTCCGTTTCGATATCGCCTTCTTCTCTGGCGCGTCGAATAATGGAGCGCAACGTAGCTTGCTGCGTATCCATACGGGATTTTGTTTCAGACATACGGCTTTGATCTGTCTGAACCAGTTGATGCTGAAGAACTTGAGCTTGTGACTGAACATTCTTTGCATATTCCAGTGCAGCCTGTTCACGCCGCTCTGCTTCACGCATTTTAGCTGTCAGTTTAGCAATGCGACGCTGCACATTCTCGCTAACCTGATCTAACTCGTTACGTTGGGTCGAAACAGCAGGCTTTTCTTCTTGTGGTGCTTCCGAAGCATTGTTTTCTGATGCGTTTAATTCAGGGGATTCGGTAACCTCTACGTCAGTGGTTACTTCGTCTTCCCCAAGGTTAAATTCAAGCTGATTATCTGACATTACGTTTGCCATATCGATCCTTACATGTGCAGAATGTCTTCTGGATTGTTGATACGAGCAAGAATCTCATCATCATTGAGAATCCTGATCTCCCCTTCGTCCAAGCCAATACGCGCACCCGCATACCGACCAAAAATTACCCAATCTCCCTGCTTACACCACGCACCGTCTGGAAATTTAGTTGTATCGCGGTAAGCTAGATCACCTACAGCCAATACATAGCCACAGACTGTCGTTATTTGCTGGCGTTCACGGGTCTGGTCGGCAAGAATAATGCCGCCTTTTGTTTTTGCCGTGCCTTTGTAGGGGAGAATGACAACCCGCCAGCCTGTAGGCTTCGGGATTCGGTCCAGAACGGACTGGTCAATGTTTTCGATAGTAAGGCTGCCGTCATCGGCGTAGGCATCTTCAAGTGTAGGCTCCTTTTCAGCCGCATCTTGTGCCCATTTTTCTTCGAGCGCTGTCATTGTCATAGATGGGTCCTTAATCTTCAGGGTTTTTCTTCAGAAGTTCCGCAATAGCGTCTTCCACGAATTTGTAACCCTCAATACGACCCATCAAAAACCGATACTGCTCCATATCGCGCACTGATCCATTGATAACGAGATCCTCGGAGTTCTTCCGAAGTTTACGCACCTCCGCCAATACGCGTTCAGTAAATCCAAGCATGGAGTTCTCCAAGAAGCAGACAGTTTTTGAGCCCTATCTGAAGGCTACGTGCGTATTATGCACAAATATTTATATAAAAACACTACTTTTATACACGGTCACATGTATAAATTGCTTATTTAGGTAATTTTTACCTTTTTAAACGCATCTTTTCGGTAAACATAGGTCGGACGGGGGTCCGAAATTGTTTCACGTGGAACAGTTTTGATCTTTTTAACAATTGGTTTAGGCGATTTTTTCATCTTACTTGGTCCTTGGCGCATTTGATCCTCCGGATTGATTCATCTTAGCCAAAGTTACGGCATTGCGCTCTGTGGCCAACTGTTCTTGCTGCTGTAAACGAGCTTGATCAATCTGCGTATCGTTAGCTTCACGCTGCTGATCAAAGGCCAAGCGTTGTTGATCGCCTTGCGCACGCTGTTGATCGCGTTGCGCGACCTGCGCTAACTCCTGCTTCTTCAATTCAATCAAAGGATCGGGCTGTTCTTTGCCTGCACCAGACAACTGATCGGCCATATCCTTAGCTTGCTTGTAGAATTCTGTTGCCTTTAAGGAAATCATTGCTTCGCGTTGCAAGGCAGATACCATTCCTTCTGGATCGGTTCCGTACTGACGGAACAATTCTGCTTCCACAAACTCTTCTGCCTTCAATGTTACGTGCTCGAAAATATGTTTCTGGATATTGACCACCACATTGGGCATCGTTCCAACAATAGGCGACATAGCAAACATCAAGTGAGACATGATATGCGAGTCGTGCTGCTGCCCTGCATAGGCTTTCAGTGGCGAGCCATCCAGAGCCTGTGAGTTCTCGCTCAACGGATCTTTTGGCTTGTCTACATCCTGCGAATTCAGGATAGCATCCACGTCCCGCACACCAATAGCCTCGTACATGCGACGATAAGCTTCGTACATGTTATGCATCTGCGGCGCGCTTTGCGCTAACTGCAACTGTGTCTGTGCCAATGTAATACGCTGGGCTACAGAGAAGATGTTTGGATCGGATACCGGCAATACATCAATGCGATCATCAAAGTCTCTAGCCTTGATCGAGCGGCTCTCTCCCGGAACATCATAGGGATAATCTGGCGGGAGATACTTGGCAAAGCCTTCTGCCAATAACTGAAACTCTAACTTCTGGCTGTAGTGCAAACGCTTATGGATCGCTGACATAACGCTGGAACCCTTCTCCAGCAGCGCGATTGTCGTGCCCACAGCAGCGTTCTGATTACTGTCCCCTACCTGCAGATCAGTAATGGACGCTAAACGTCGTCCTGCCTCTACACAGAAGCCCAGCAAGGAGAACAAGGTCTGGCTTGGCTCTTTGTATGGCAGCGGCAACAGAGATTGCGTCAAGTCCATACCGCCCGCATCCATATCTCGCCACTCACCCGGCGCGATAGGCACGTCATCATTCTCGATCCGCGCGCCTTTAGCCTTAAAGCCCGCTGGCAGATTGGCCAACGTACCGGCATCGGTCAACTGACGCAGGGCAGCACTAGCTGTCTTGGTCAAGCCACCAATCAGATGCAAGAAGCCAAGGCCATAGGCCCCCGGGCCTTGAACCAAGAGATAGTGTACGTAATACTCTTTACGATCTTTCTCTTCGCTCTGCTCTTCCCAATTGCGGCGAACACCCACAACCTTCTGGCTCGTTTCGTCAATGGTAATGACATAAGGCAACTTAATGCCAGTTGGCTGGTCATCCTCATCCATGTCCTCGAAGCCCGGTAAGTCATAGTCCACCTGAAATTCAAGCAGATAGATTTCTTCCTCTTCCCCATTCGGAGAAATACCGGTTGCCTTGTCCCGCGCTTCTTCAATCTGCGTTGCCGCTGCGTCAAACGAACCTTCCGCTAAATCTAAATACTGACCGCGGACCACGGCTTTTTTATAGGCGTTCATGGACATCGGCACGCGGTACGTGATCCGCTCGCACTTGCTCATGACTGACGATCCGTAGTACGGAATATACAAATTATCCGCAGGGATCATCTCACTGACCATGCGACGCTTGTCGTGGTCGTAATAGATCTTCTTAAACGCAGAGCCACCGTAGCCGATATAGAACAGCATCTGGTCAAAGTCCGGGGTGTATTCCGGCATCTTTGTAGTAATCTGATAGTTCATGTACTCCTGAACGCGCTGTGCCTGCATCAAGCGCTCACGCGTCTCTTTGCCCAAGACCTGTGTCTTAACAGGGCCACCGGCTGGCATCATCTCTTTCAAGGCCTGTGCTTGGAATTGAACGATGGCCTCGGTCAGCATAGGGTGGTACACGCCGCTCGCTCCGCGGAACGGCTTAGTGCGTTCCTCGAAGGACAAGCCAAGTAAGTCCATGCCCTTGCTGTACTGCTGTTCCCACTGCTCGCGCGAGGACTTGTCTGCTTCAAACAGCAGCATAAGGTCTTCGGAGATCGCGCTCCGCACGTCTTCAGGAAGAACTTCGGCAAGGTTTGCGTCGAACTCTACGTCATCTTCTTCTTTGTCCAGATTGACGGTAACGCCACCTTCTTCGTCGAATTCAATCTCAATATCAGGCAGGTCTTCTTGCTCAATTTCGATATCGACGTTCAAGCCATCAGGCAGGCTTTTTAGTTTTTCTACTGGCATGGTTTATTTTATCCTCAAAACGCAATAAATTATAATTTGGCATTAAAAGCGGCTTGGGCCAAGTAACTCATCAAGCCAAGGCGAGTAAGGGAAAGCATTTTCTGATTTTTTTTGCTGTCTTAACAAATTTTTTATCTCGTAAGGAACGCTAGTTGGTTTAAGATAATCTAATAAGTTTGCTACTTGCGGTAAATGGGAAGAAGGGGGAACATTTTTTGTTCTTGGCCCATCCCCATAAAATTGTGTAATGGTATCCGGTTGTATAAACTTATCTTCTTTTATTCGATCCCCTGAAGCCTTTTTTGTAAGGTATTCCACATTAGATATTACTTGGTTATTTTTATCATATAAGCTAAATATTCTAACTTCTCCCCTTTGCATACCAGCCATTCCTTTACCTAGGGAACCATAGGTTCCGGGCAAGGCATAGCCTCCAATGGAATTGTCTAACATTTTTGCTTGAATTTTTGTAGCTACCGGATTTACAACTTCTCTCCACACAAACCCTGCCTCATCTGGAGGAAGTATTTGTTTTGTCCCAAATGTAGAAATCTTTTCTGGAACTAATTTCCCTGCCTTTACTAAATCTTCCGCTTTTTTAGCTAAAGGCTCCACCTCCATACTAGACTGCTTTAATTGGATAACTTTATTGATTACGGCTGGTACATCCATTCGATCTATGTCAGGGATCATCTCAGCATACCTAACAATATCTTTTAAATTTTGCCCTAAGATATTAAACTCGTTTAAGTCTTTAGATACGCTTGTTATTGGTGCTTCTTTTGAAAGCGCCATAATACCTTCTGGTTTGTCCGCTACGTCCTGTAGTCGCTTAAACAGCCCACCATACAAACTAGGGTATAACTCGCCGTATTCTTTACGTATCACTGAAGCAGGAGCGTTATCCAATAACCGCAACATTTTTTCTTCAAACACCGTATTGAAAAGCGTAGGATTGGCAGAAAGCTTCTGCCTAATATTGGCTACTACTTCTTTTGCTTTTTCTGGAGATAAGTTGTCTGCATTGTTTTTTGATAAACGCAACAACATAGCATCCGGGATAATCTGTGGATTGAGCTTCATCTGCTCAAGGATATTTTGTTTATAGTCTTGTATTAGGCCCGCTTTATCTTGCGTGTCGCTAATCATGAATGATTTTACACTGTGGCCTTTGTCTAATTCCTGTTCTATCTGCCTCATGGCTGTAACATCACCGTTACGCGCAGCATTAATTAAGGCCTGCGGAAATCTTTCTTCTAATGCAGAATTTTTTGGAATTTTAATGCGTCCGTCAATTAACGCTTCCCGTACAGAATCAGAAACGCTACCTGCTTCTTTTGTAAGATAGTTTCTAACTTTTTTATCAATAAAATCTACAGCAGCTTTTCGTTCTGGTTTATCAATAGCGGATACCCCATCCAATTCTGCCCATTTAACTGCGCGTTGGATAAGCGTATCTAAGCTCGATATTTCCGGTTCTGTGTACGTTTTTGCAGCGGGAAAATATCCTCCTGCCGGGCGAGTAATATACATAGGCTCGGCCCCCGGGGCCATTTTCATCAAGGCTTTTTCCACCTGTGGGCCAGATGCTTTTAACCCAGCCAATGCAGCCTTGGCTCCGCCTTTTACTACCTGCGGACTAACAGGTACCGGCAGGTACGTACCCACTTCCTCAAAGCCCGCCGCTTCCTTAGTAGGCGTGGTCATGCGCCTTGGCATTTCCGTCTTCAGTATCTCATCCGTAGTCTTAAACTTACGCTTCTTCTCGTCACGGAAGATAGCTTCCACATCCCCTACCATTCCGGGCATCGCGGCTACCGAACCGCGAAGTGCGGACTCCGCATTAGATACACCTTCTTTGGCAATACCCTTCAACGTACCCAGCGCGTCCTTGGCACTCAACCCCTGACGCAGTTGCAAAGCTTTAGTCGTGTCCTCGGTTATTGGGCCGGTGTCCATGCCCATCGGATCTTGGTAGTACTCCCCTACTTCAGGAGAACCGCCTGCACGATAGACTGGTCCGCCGTCAGCGAAAGGCGAAGGAATAAGACTGCTTCCTGCGCCTTCTATTGCTCCGGTAATTGGGTTTTTACCTGTAATTAAATTCTTGCCCGCTCCAATTAAAGCGCCTTTACCCATTGTTGCGCCTATGTTTC